AAGGAAATCGTTTGCAATGATCTCGTCTATAGCTCGTTCAATTTCTTCATTGTTTAGTTCATCGCTTAATTGTTCAGAAGTTTTTGCGATCCTTGCTAAATAACTACTCGAACAGTAACCTTTTAAATTGTCATAGATTAACCAATCACTGAATTGAGTGAATGGATCATATGGATTGTCAACAGTTGTTAATGCAAACTTCGCATTATTCTCGATCAAACTGTTTTCTTTTTTAATTTCTTCGGCATTCATCCTTGATTCTTTTTATTCTCCTTCCACTCATTCTTTAATAGCTTTAGCAATTGTACTAGAAGAAACTCCAAGAGCTGCCGCAATTTCTGCATTTGTTTTTCCACTTTGTGCCATAGCTTTTGCTCTACTCTTCATGGCGTCAGTCATTGTTTTTCTTGAACTCGGAGTAGCTCTCTCCCTTAACTTATCCGTGTCCGTATGGTCTAAAACTTTTCTTAAAGTGTTCGCATGCACTGCTCCAGCCTGGATAGCCTCCCATATTTCATCGGTAATGGTAATTTCATTCCTCTGGGCCCCTACCCTAGACCGTGCCTTGGTAAGCTCTATCTGTCTAAGTTTCTTCTTGTCTTCCTTCTTAATGTCTGGATTACTTTGAACCTTTGCTTTAAATGATACAGTAGCAATAACTTGAGCCTGTCTTTCTCTAGGTTTATTCTTAGTAGACAGATCTAACTGATTCTCTAGTTCTCGTACCTCGTTAGCGTATTTCTTTGCTGCATTACTACTATATTCAGATCCTTTTGTTTCATAACTAAGCTTTCTAGCCTGGTTAGCCATACTTTTCATTGTATTGGCATAGGAGGCATAAAGTTGTTCCATTGGAGAATTTCTATCTGAGATCAATGTTCTAGCATCATCTGTTTCAGCCATTTTTGTGCTTGGCTGCTTACGAGTTTTTTCTATTACCTTTACTTCCCCAGTCTTTTTATTAACCTTCTCTATAGTGTACCTAGCTTTAGGATCTTCTTTATATAATAATGCACCTTCTGGCTTAGATGGATCATAATCAGGACGACCTTTAATATTAACTCGAGGCTGGCCTCTTCTTCTAACTACATCTTTCTGAGACTTAGCCATTGAAATAAGAGTTGACGCGCCATATGCTTCTTTTCCATCTTCATCCAAATGAGCTTGATACTTCTTTTTAAGACGTTCAATCTCATTCTGAGCGTAGCTTGACTGGTAATCAAGTTTATGCTTTTCTGCATCAATAACAACCATTGAATGACGAACTGCTTTTGCTAATTCATCTTCTGTAGCGCCTTTAATAGTCATGTCTGTAATAAGGTTTGAAATACGACCCATTTCATTCTGAGTGTTCTTCATTACCTTGAATTCCAAACCTGCTTTATTAAAGTAATGCTTATTACCATTCTTATCTTCATAAGTCTTACTAGGATCGCAGCCATAAACCTCTTTTGGTTCGAAACCTTCTAAGCCTTTCAAAGACTTTCCGTTATTATTCTTGATTCTAATAGTGCTGTTTGTTGGGATAACCATAACAGTATCGCCATCAAAGTCAGCTCCAGAAAGCTTTTCTGCAACAGAAGCATTAATACCGACAGCATCTCTTGAGTTCTTGCCAATCATTGCAACGCCATCTTTCTGTTTATTATTAACAGTCAGAATTGGAATCTCGAATTGGCCACCATGTGGATAACGAACTAATGCTACCTGTTCACCATCTTTATAGTTAGGTGCATAGATTTCATTATCTTTCATTGACGGAATAGGTAAAATAACCTGGAACTTCTGTCTTGGTAAAGCTGCTGCTGTCAAATGAACAGCTGAAGAATCGCAGTCACTAGCAAATGAATCTAAGTAATACTTTTTAAGTGTATTATTTTCAAGACTCATAATATCTTTTAACTCTTCTTGTTTTTCAAGAACAGCTAAATTCAACTGTCTCTTTGCTAACTGAACTGTTTGCTTCGATAAGAACTGTGCCGAAAGTGTGTCTTTCCAGTTATCCCAGTCACCTTCATCAGCTCTTTTATTGATAAGACTAAGATGTTGTTTACCATCTTTACCGGTATAATAGCTTTGACCACCCTGTTCTTTATCTTTAATCAAAGAACCGAATGGATTATCTCTATCAATTTCACCAGTAATTTTGTCTCTCTTAACATCTTTTAAAACATCAAGTTTAGCAACATCCTTATGCTTATTAGTGTTAAATATCACATCAACACCAGGTGGAAATGAATCTTGATCAATAGCATAAGCTGCCATGCCTTTAATATATTTAGTTCCATCAACAAGGATTCGTACCTGAGCATAATTCTTTTCACCAAGAGAAAGATCATCTACGTTTCTTCTAAGTTCAACAAGACCATCTTTTTCTTTACCACCATCTTCAGCATATCTAATCATCAATCTGCTAGAATCCATGGACTCAGGGAATTCAAATTTCTTTTTAAATCCATCAATTCCATTGTTAATAGCTTCATAATCTTTAATACCTTTGATATGACTATACTCGTAAAAATCTTTCCAATTCGCATCTGGTGTAGCAATAACATTCATTGTTGTTTGTCTTGCACCAGATGGATCAGTAATATTAGGAACTCTTCCACCAAATGTCTTATAACCTTCTCCTTCCAAAATATAAACAGCATCATCGAGCTTAGTTCTAGTGATATTGAGTTCAGTCTCAACACCAGGACCAATATCAATCATAGCTTTTGGATCGGACTTAGAAAGTTCATTAAGACGATCTTTTAAGAAGTCTGCAGTCTTCAAGGATATCTCAATGTTTGCTCTTCTAGAAGGCTCTAAAAGTGATCTAACAGATGATTCATTAGGCAAACCCATTTTACGAGCAATCTCAGAATATCCATACTTATGTTTTCCATTTTCATCGTATGTATTCCATAAAGCTTCAGCACGATTAATCTTGTCCATCTTATCAAGATTAGATGCAAGAGTAATAGCGTGCCTATATTCTGTAGTGCTCATCTTTAATATCTTTGCTACAGCGGTTTCGCCTTTGAATGTTTTACCATAATCAGGATTCTTAATCTTTTCACCATTCTTTATAATGTATTCTTCATTATCTGTGTATGTTGGCTTTTCTTTCCTCAGCTGAGTTACGAACGAAAGAAAATCTCCAGAATGCTGGAATGGTGTATCTCCAGAACCCCAAGGATATCTGCCAGATCCAGGAGTTCCTTTAATATGGTCAATACCGTAATGCATTAAAAAATCGTCTAACGACGGTTTCTCATAAGTCATAAATATCAATTCACTCCTTCCCTAGCTTTGATGTCGTCAAGGATCTTACTGAAGCGAATGATTAAATCCATAATCGGTAAGATTTCTTCAGGCTTCGGATTATAGAAGAGAACTTCATTCCCTTGATAAATCCTCAATTCCATGTCAATCTCACCAGGCTTAAATCCATACTCCAAACAGAACAAAGACGCATAGACCAATAACTGGTCGATCTTGGCTGGTATGTCACCAGTCTTCAAATCATGGATTCGTAATATCATTCTTTCTGAACCGCGCTGCTTGCCAAAGTAAATAGCGTCTGCAGTTCCATAGCAGTTCGCCGAATAATATAAAGGAATCTCAGAATCCATACCGTATCCGATAGCATCGTTCACAAAAGCATTTAAAGCCTTATTAGACTTCGGAAGCCTTTGACGAAGTTTAATACATCTAGATGCAAAATCATGAAGCTCAGTGCCTTTTTGTGCCGCTAGCTTTGCCTTAAATACAGATATCAATTTGTCATCTGTATAGTTCAGCCAGTGATAACTTGAAGCACTCAAAAAAGCATGAGTTCCCTCAATCGCGGAATGCGGATTCCATTTCATTCAAAACACTCTCCTTATTCTCTGGATAAACGAATCTCGCAAAAGACATATCGTTCATCAGCTTGACTCTGTAATCCTGGTTTGGACGATGAGTAGCATGAGCTGAACGTTTTACTTCTAATGCTGCCCAATGCTTTCCAAACAGAACCAACAAGTCTGGTACACCTTGAATCAGTCTTGGATCTAACTTGATTACGAAACTACCTTTGAAACGTTGTTTAATTTCTTTGATCAAATCACGTTGAAAGTTTCGCTCAAGAATATCCATACGGATTCCATTCTTCTTTGCCATATAGTTCACTCTCCTTTAAACCTGACAAAAACAAAAAGAAAAGGGAAACGACGCAAACCGACACAAACTTATAAAAAGTCGGCGTTTTATCATTTCTCCTTCATAACAGGGCATGGAATTTCCGCGAACTAAAAATTCGGTGTGAAAATATCCATTACCAGTGGATTGATCTGTGCAGAGAATAAACTAAAAAGGCCCTCAAAATCGAGGACCAAAATCAGTCTAAAAATGTCTCTGCACAAAAACACAAAAATTTTCTTTAACTTATATAATAATTTATTATTTTTTTTCGCATTAATTAATAAATATTTTTGTGTTTTTGTGAAAAATGCTCTAAAAGCCTTATTTTAAAGGCTTTTTCGTTACACAAAAATTTTTTATTTTTGTGTAAAATCACAAAAATTTTGTGAAATTGACCATTTTGACGCAAAATATTTTGCATCGATTTTTGCCACTTTTTTCAATTTTTTCGATTTTTCCAAAAATTTTTGTGTTTTGCACAATTTTTGTGTAAGGATTTGTGCTATAAATTTTCCAATTTTTGCAGAACTTTTGAGCCATAATTGGACTCTCTAAACTCTACATTTTCGTAATATTTACTAGTATAAACCTTCTGAAAATAGCTAATTAATGCATACCAAACAACCTTGCTTGTCTTATGATTTCCATTAATAATATTTCTTAGTGTTTGCATAGTTATACCAGTTTCGTTCTGCACGTCAATCGATCTAATATCCAGTACTCTCATTATTTCTAAAATTTCCGTTCCACTTAGCACATAAATCTCCTTTCTTGGCAAAAAGAAGAGGCCCGTTAAGACCTCCCAAAATATCATTTACTTATCGATTTCCATTTCATTAATCTTCCTATCCAAAGCTCGTACAGACGATTCAGCGATGTTCATTTTCTGCGCGATAGTTGCATAAGAATATCCAACATCTCTATACGCCTTAATCTGTCCCATCTTGAATGCTATACCAGTTTCTCTAGTAATAAACTTCGTAATTCTTTCAGCGATTTTGCTCATGATTTTTACCTCCATAAGAGGCCCGGAATTTTACGCGTACAGATAAAAAAAAGAAAAGCCCCAGAAATATCCAGGGCTTGCTTATTACTCAACAGTTGGAATCTTGCCTTCAGACTGGAATTTTTTCATCCAAGCACGAACAGTACTTACAGAAAGTCCTACTCTTCCAGCGATCTCAGAAGGTTTCTTTCCTTCTTCCCAAAGGGCCTTGACATAACCTTTCTTGAAATTCCTTTCCATGTCTTCAGCTGTTGCAGTTAATACTTTCATTTTCTTTCCTCCTTATTAAATGCATTTCCTCCTTATTAAATGCATATGTGATTACAAACTCATCAGTAAGCCTACTAGGCTCATCGATTGTTACCAAATATCCAGACATTATTAAGATCTTGACAAATTCAGTTGCTAACTCATAGTCAGTAGTTCTGAACGTTCCATGATCGTCACATCTAGAATCTTTCAAGCAGTCACTATTCTTTACATTTTCCATCTCAGACAGTCTCCAAAATATAATTAGGCTTCAGCGTCGTCTTCATCTAGGAAGATCCAATTATCGTCTGTCTTAGTTACTATTCCTAGCTTGTACAATTTACGACAAGCAAGTTCTGAAAATGCCCCTTGACCGCCTTCTTCAAATTGCGGATCAAATATCCAGCGGGCAACCCACTTCGCAAAGTCCATCAGATCTTCATAATCTGGTCCCATTAGATGTACTCTCCTTTCTTGTTCTTCTCAGAGTAAATATCAAGGTCACCTTGTGACTGATGACAGACAAACTCAAAGTTCTTTCGATCGAACTTGTTCTTGGCGTACTGAATATCTTTGGTACGCTCACAGTTACCATCGTTTAAATACTTGCAGCTCTCACCTGTACAAGCACCATCTTTTATCTTTCTCTTGGCATCGCAGATGTAATAATACTGATCACTCATTTACTATTACCTTCGATTTGCTGAACAAGATCGTGAATTTCCTTATCGTAATCAGGATCAATTACATAATGAACATTGTCTGCCCAAATATCTTTATTAGAAGAAGTGTCTACCTTCTTACCGATTTGCAATAGTTTCAATCTGACACGCTTCAGAAAGTGACGAGGCCCTAGCCATTTGACTAGAGCCCCTTTAATATCTGAGTCAAGCGCGTAGTCTAACACTGCTAAACCTACGACAGTAACACAGAGAAACATCACAATCACGGTAAGCGACATAAAGAACCAAACTATGTTACCAATTAAGTTCATCATCATCTTCCAAATCATCTCTAGTCTTGGCTAATGCTTTTCCGCGTTTGATCTGGCATTCTTTAAGCTTCTTCTCATAAGATTTTTTGCATTTACGGCGCTTAGTAGATGTCTTTTCTGAGCAGGTAGCGTTTTTAACCAGTTCATCGATCTCTTTTTTCGTATAACGGAATCGATCATAAGCGAGAATATAAAGGAAACCAACTTCTGGATCTTCTTCTGCTTCAACTAGTTCATGAAGTTTCATGACATCTTCATGTGTATAACTGTTTCGATAGCCAAACTCAAGGAGATACTCCATTAAACCAATATAAGTCCAAGGTGTTTTAAACAAATATCTTTCTATCTCAGAACCGTAAACACCACGATACTTAAGAAGAAGGTATAGAACAGCTTTGTAGAGGTTATTGTATTCCTTCTTTTCACGAGTGACCATTTCGAGACGATC